GCTACGTCGTCAACAAGAAAGGCGAGCGCGTCCCTGAACCGGTCGAGCCTGTGACCGCACCCGAACCCATCACCACTGAGGCCCAGGTCGATGCTGATCAGGAATAGTTTCATCCTCGCCAAGGCGGAGACGACTTTTGGCGTCGACCCGTCCCCCGTGGCCGCCAATGCCATCCGGGTGCGCTCGATTGACATCACGCCGTTGACCGGTGAGCGGGTGGAGCGGACCCTGCTGACGGGATACATGGGCGCCACGGCTAAGACCCTGCTGACCCAGCGTCACGCCGAGGTGACCATCGAGTTCGAGTGGGCCGGCAGCGGCACCGCCGGCACGGCGCCTCGCTTCGGGCCGCTGCTGACCGCCAGCTGCATGGCAGCCACCACCACCGGCTCAGCCGTGACCGGCACGGCTCAAGCGGGCTCGGCTGGTTCGATCACCCTGGCCAGTGGCGCCAGTGCTGTCAACGATTTCTACGCCGGCCTGCCGATCACAATCACCAGCGGCACCGGCAGCGGCCACAAGGGTCTGATCACCGCCTACGTCGGCTCAACCAAGGTGGCGACCGTTCAGGCCTATGGCACCAGCTTTGTCCCTGGCAGCTCCAGCGGCTACAGCATCCCGGCCAACCTGACCTACACCCCGATCAGCACGCTGGATGGGGTCAGCAACACCAGCGCCACCATCTACGCCGTGCGGGACAAGAACCTGCACGTTATCACCGGCTTCAGGGGGAACCTGGAGATCGGCGGCAAGCTGGGTGAAGTCGGTGTGATCACCATCAAGGGCATGGGGATCTACTCCACGCCGGTGGCCAGCAGCAGCACCTCCTACAGCTACGGCGCTCAGTCGGACGCCCTGCCGATCGAGGCCACCACCACCAGCGCCCTGACGTTCCTCGGCGGCACGCCTTGCCTGGAAGAGTTCAAGCTGGATCTCGGCGTCAAAGGCACCTTCCGCAGCCTGGTCGGCTGTTCCCCCAACGTCATGCTCGACCGGGGTCCCGCCACCGGCGAGGTGATGATCGAAGAGCCGGAGGTCGCCACCACCGACTACTACACCAAGGCCGCCGACAACACCGGCGCCAGCGATGCACCGTTCGCTGTCCAGCAAGGCAGCACCGCCGGGAACATCTCGACGCTGTTCGTGCGCAAGGCGGCCATCCATGACGACATCAGCCAGGCCGACACCGATGGCGTGGCCATGTTGACCATTCCGTTCATGGCGCTGCCCAGCGACGCCGGGAACGACGAAGTTCGCTTGGTGTTCTGCTGATGGCGTTCACGCTTGACATTGATCCGACCTTCAAGTGGCCGGTTTCGTTTGACCTAGCGGTGGATGGTCGCCACGAGCTCAAGAAGTTCGAAGGCGAGTTCCGCCGCCTGGGCCAAGCCCGGGTCAATACCATCACCGGCGAGATCCAGGCGCGCATGGTGGCCATGCAAGCCGGGGAAGACACCAGCGAGATGATCACCGACCAGTCCATTGCCGATGAGGTGCTGGTGGGCTGGAGCGGCATCCTGGACCGCGATGGCGACGAAGTGCCATTCAGTGAGGCGACAAAGCGCCGGCTGTTGGACGTAGAGGCCGTGGCCGCGGCGATCGTCACGGCCTGGGGCGATTCGCTCAGGGGAGCCAAACGAAAAAACTGATCGACGCCGCGCGGCACTGGGCCCGCGGCGAAGACACCGACACCAGCGCAGCAGATGAAGCCGCCGCCGTCTTTGGCCTGGTGGTGGAGCACAAGCAACGCGAGCCGTTCAAGGTTCACCCTGACGCCTGGCCAGCAGTGCTGGTGTTCTGCCGCTTGAGTACGCAATGGCGGATGGGACAGGCCGGGCCGATCGGGTTGGACCTGAGCATTCTCCCGTGGCTTCTTACGCTGGAACCAGCAGACGATCCATTGGCACTGCTCGACGACCTGCAAACCATGGAACGCGCAGCACTGCAGGCCATGCAAGAAGGGAGGAGCTGATCCATGGCTGTCGCAATGGATGCGCTGCTGAATATCAAGGCCAGCGTCACCGGTGCCAATGGCATTGTGAAGTTGTCCAATGACATGAAGAAGCTGGACAACGGCGCGAAGGAAGCTGAGAAAGGCTTCAGCGGCTTGACCGGCTCGGTCTCTGGCCTTGGCAAGATGCTGGGCGCTGTTGGGCCGTTGCTTTCCATTGCAGGCATCGCCGCACTGGGTGCCAATGCCATTGAGGCTGGGGATCACATTTTTGACTTGGCGCAAAAAACTGGTGTCAGCGTTGAAGCGTTGGCCAAGTTTGGCAAAGCAGCAAAGCTGGGCGGGTCCGACCTGGACGAGGTCGGCAAGGCCATGGTCAAGTTGTCCAAAGGCTTAGCTGAAACAGCGGCGACCGGCACTGGCCCGGCAGCAACAGCTTTGCAACAGCTGGGGATCAGCGCCACTGACTCAAGTGGCAAGCTGTTGAGCGCCGACAAGGTGATGCTGCAAATTGCAGACCGCTTTAAGCAAATGCCAGACGGCGCTGAAAAGACAGCCCTGGCGTTGCAATTGTTTGGCAAGTCTGGGGCTGACATCATTCCTGTCCTGAACCAAGGCGGCAAAGAGATTGACGCATTCAGTACCAAGATGACATCAGCCTTTGCGGCCAAAGCAGCCACTTATGACGACAACTTGAAAGTTTTGCAAGGCACGGTCTCCGGCCTGGGCTTTGCTATTGCTGAAGCCGTTTTGCCAGCGCTGACCAACATGACGGTTTGGATGACTGCTGTAACCAAGGCCGTGGTCACTGGTTTCACCAGCATGAAAGAGCCTGTAGGTTCCGCGCTGATGATGATCGCCGAGGGCGTCCAGGCATTGACGCCATGGGTTGCTGGGATCGTTGGCGTCATTGCGGTAATCAAGCTGGCCAAGGCGGCAACGGATGCTTGGGCGCTTTCTCAGAAAATCCTGCTGGCTTTCAGTGGACCCAAGGGGTGGGCCATGCTGGCACTGGGGATTGGCATTGCGGCATTGGCAACGAATGGCCTTAAAAAAGCGACCGATGGCACTGGCGCCGCCATGAAACAAATCCGCGAAGAAATTGAAGCAGCAAAGCAGCAAATACAAGGACAACTTGGTGGCTTTGAACTGATGAAAGACAACGCCACGCAAGCCAAAGACGCGCAAGCGCAATGGAAACTATACGTTGATCAAACCAATGCTTCATACGCCGCACTGCAGGCCAACGTGGCAGCAGCAAAGCAGTCCGTTGATGGATCTCTACAGCTTGTCAATGCGCAGGTGGCGGCTGAAACGGCTGTCAACAACGCAGCCAAGTCCTTGCTGCAAACAAAACTTGATGCAGCTCAAACCGATGCCGAACGATTGATGTTGACTCAGCAAATTGCTGACATTGACATTAAAAACGCTAAACTACAACTTGCGGCCACTAACGAGCAAATTGCCTCTGAAGTCATTCAAGCTCGGCTTAAGGTTGAAAGCGCCAGGCTTGACGAAGCAAAAGCCGTGGCCGAGCTAGCGAGCGCGCGCGCGCGTGGCATGGCCACGGATGAATACAATCGAGCCGTAGACGCTCAAGCTCTTGTCGTTAACGCTGCAATACAAGAATATGAAATTGCCAAAATGGTAGCAACTGCCAAAGGAAAAGCAGCCGATGCCACTTACGACCAAGCTATTCAGCAAGCCAAAGCAAATGTCGTAGCGCTGCAGCAACGGCAAAGCACGGAAAAGATTGCCGATGCATCCAGGATGGCGGCAAACAACATCTCTGCAATGCCTACTTCGCTAGAGCGCAGTGCAGACGCAGCAAACAGGCTTGCCGGCAACATGCAAGATGTCGCCGACTCGTCAAGGCAAGTTGGCTTGCTTGGCGCTGGAGGCCAAACCCAGATTAGCTTAGGCAATTTCGCAAGGCCTATTGGCCTTCCGGCCTTCGCTGAAGGTGGTGTCGTCAGCCGGCCCACCCTGGCCATGGTCGGCGAGGGTGGCCAAGCCGAGTACATCATCCCGGCCAGCAAGATGGCCGCGGCATCCGCCAACTACCTGGGCGGCTCCCGCGGCGCGTCGGTGTTGTCGGGTGGTGGCAAGGGCGGCGTCACCCCGCAGATCAACATCCAGACCGGGCCCATCATGCAGACCGCTGACGGCCAGCAGTGGGTCACCATCGGCGACCTGGAGCGCGCCCAGCGTCAGACCGTGGCGGCGGTGATGGGGCAGCTGCGCACCCCGGCCGGCCGCTATGCGGTGGGGGCTCGATAGATGGCCAGAGCACAAGCGCAGTACCTCAGGATCTTTGACGCCAGCAGCACTTACCAGCGCTGGCAGTCGTACTACGTCGGCACAGCCGTCACCTGGAGCGGCGCGGCCTGGGACTACCAGCAGTTCGATTGCGATGGCATCACCAGTGGCCAGTCCGGCAGCGATGGCTCCATGGGAGTCACCCTGCCGGCCACGCAGTACGTGATCAATGCCATTGAGCGTGCCCTGCGTGATGCACAGCTCATGGAGATCCTGCTCTATGAGTTCGACCCCACCCTGAACAACGCGACCCCACAGGCCGGCCAATCCCTGGTGGCAACCTTCGTCGGTGAGGTCGTGTCGGCATCGGGCGGGCTCAGCTCGCTGTCTGTCGCGCTCGGCAGCAGCCTGTCACCAATCGGCGCCCAGGCGACTCGCTACTACACCACCGAAATCATCGGGGTTCCCTGCCAGCTATGAGCTCAATCATTTCCCTGGATCCGCTCAACCTGGTTGCTTTGCAAGCCGGCAACCTGGCACCACCGCTCAAGGCCGAGGCCGCCACCGGCAACAACAACAGCCAAGGCAGCCAGCGATCAATCGTCATCGGTGAGGTGGTGCCGATCGTGTTCTGTAAGCGCGACGGCCAGGATGGAGGCGTGGTGGTGGCGCCTGGCGCGACGGAATGTCAGTTCTCCAACAGCGCCATAACCAACGCCCTCACGGCCAGGTATCACCTGGTCCTGGGTGAAGGCCCCATGGGGTCGGTGCAGGTTCGTGATGTGTTCATCGCCGGGATACGCCGGGGCAGTATTTCCCAGACCTTTGACCGGCGCGCTGGTGATTGGGATCCGGGGAATAGCGTCGTCGCAGTGGCCAACAAGAGCTTCAGGCTGGCCTCCTACAACTGCGGCGGCGGCGTAACTAACGGTTACGGCAGCTATGAGAACCTGTCAACGCTGAGCTACAGCATCACCTGCAATGACGGTGACGATGCCTGGAAAAGCCAGGTTTCCATCTTCATCCGCAACGGCATCAGCGTCACCCGGCTGGCCGCTGGCGGCACGGGCGCATCCAACAACCTGGTCGATCTGATATACTACCTGCTGCAGAAAACGGCCAGGATTCCATCCAGCTTGATTGACCTGCCAAGCCTGGAAGCTGCCGCGCTGTTCCTGCAGGTCCAAAACTTCACCTTTGACGGTGTGATTGATGCGTCAATCAACCTGAGGGATTGGCTGTCTCAAGTATTGCCGTACTACCTGCTCAAGGAATCCAGCATTAATGGCAGGTTTGCTTTGCGGCCAGTGGTGCCGACCAACTCAAACGGCACGATCAACACCAGCGCCCTGTCCCCGCTCTTTGTCTTTGATGACACCAATATCGTCGCCGGGTCGTTTGAGATCGAATACATCGGCCTGAGCGAGCGCAAGCCGATCAGCCTGAAGTTGCAATGGCGCCAGCAGGAAGATGACCTGTGGTCGATCGTGCGCACGACCGAGCTGCAATACGCCGACAGCCCGGCCAGCATCCCGAACGAGCAACACGATGTCAGCTCCTACGCCACGCGCGAAACCCACGTCGTCAAAGCTGGCACCTACCTGCTGGCGCACCGCCGCTATGTCACCCACACCGCCAGGGTGACGATCCTGCCCGGGGCCGCCTCAACCGCAATGGTGCCAGGCGACATCATCCAGCTGCGCCTGACCCGCAACGCCAGCACCGGCCCATGGGGTCAGCACAACCAGCTCTATTCAGTCGAGACCATCCGCAAGGTCGCTACCGGCGAGGTCACGCTGGAGCTCTTGCAGATCCCAATCGATGGCTTCCGGAAATCGCTGGTGGCCATTGACGTGGAGGACGCCGGCGGCAGGGGGAGGCGAGTTGTTCCGAACATCACCGATCCACCTGATGTCAACAGCAAGACCGACACGACGGTGCCACCAGACACGGCCATCCCGAGAACCACCATCCCCGAAACCCCTTACACCCCAACCGGCGGAACACCAACCCCGCCACCGCCTGGAGTGCCGACAAC